TGACGTTATCAAACCCCAAAAGTGTTGTGGATAACTCCACCGTAATCATCTGAAATCCGTACCTTTGCCCGTCCTCACCGTCCTTCTGTTTGCTGATGTGCAGGATGCCTTTAGGCGCGTCCTCGATACGGATGATCTCCAATTCCGTGTCTACCGCACCTAGTAATGAGCTGTGACCCCTTAGACCTTTGGTGGCATCCTTACCTGCGTGATGGACAACTAGCAAGGCGCAGTTGTACCTTCCTTGGATTGCACCTGCTGCCGTGATGAAGGCTCCCATGTCCTCTGATGCGTTCTCATTGCCACCGCCAAAAGCTCTGGCTAACGTGTCGATGACTACGAGTTCAAAGTTGATGTCGTGCGTTGCTTGGATGTCATCCACGGCTTGGATGAGGTCTTGGATGTCCGTGGCTGACGAGCGCAGGTTGATCTGTTTTCTCAGGAAGAACACTGGCGCACCTGCTGGTGTTGAGTGATGCTTTTTCATGGCCTTGATACGCGCCCCGATACCACCATGACCCTCGCCAGCTATGTACAACACAGCACCTTGATGCTTTACCTGCTTGGTGAGGAATTCCCTGCCCGTTGCAATGCACTCCGCAATGTCCAAGGCCACGAATGACTTGAATGACGCTGGTGGCGCGTACAAGGCAACAAATGCCTTCTTCGGAATAACACCTTCAATGAGCCACTCGACTGGCTCGTCATCAATGTCGTCCAGTTGCTCAATCTTGAAGGGTTGACGTTGTAAAGTTAAATTCGCGGGTTGAATACTTAACTCTGGCTCTGTTGCTTTTTCCTCTTGCGCCACAAACCTTTCAGGAATCGTTACATCGCTGTCACTGCCTACCTTGACCGCATAGTTCTTGACGTAATCCGTCAGATGCTGCTTGTCGTAGCCGTATCTGTAGACGTATTCGTAAGCATCTTCCTTCGCGTCCTCCAGTTGCAAGTCCAAGATTCTGATGCTGTTGGCGACCTTGCTGATGGCCTTGACTGCTTTCTTGGCGTACTCCCAACCCACCTTGTCGTTGTCAGGCAGGATGACCACGTTGAGTCCCACGAAGTATTGAATTGCATCTTCGGGAAATGAGCTGGCTCCTTGGTGCGTACAAGTTGCGCAAACCCCAATGTGCTTCAGGGCATCCGCTGCCTTCTCGCCTTCCGTCAGGAATACTGTTCTGCCAGCTTGCCTCGCTTGCTCCACCTCTGGTAAGTTGTACGGGACTATCTTTGCGCCCGTGATGCTTGAGTGCCTACGTCCTTCGTCATCCACACGCAACTGCTTGTACGTCTTGCCCTTTGTGTCGTTGGTCTTGTAACGCTGCTTGATGAACAGAGTCACACCGTCCTCGTCCGTGTAGTGCCACTCGTTCTCAAGCGTTGGTGATTCAAATGGTTTGATGCTGGCTAATAGTTCCGCGCGTGGCTCCAGCTCTGGCAGCAGACCATAGTCCCTCACGGCTGCAAACACATCGTGCTGCTCACACCCACCGTGACACTTGAACAACGGTTTACCGTCTGCACCGTCAGTGATTGAAAGGCTTGGATTCTTGTCCCCGTTTCCTTGCCCATGAGTTGGCAATGGGCAACTCGCCAGCCAACTGCCGTTGACCTTCTTCGCGTTGCCTAGCGCCTTTGCTATTTGTTCGGCTTGCATTTACAAAACCTCTGCTCTTCGTGCTTCTTCAATATCTGCCGCTGTTTGCACAATGGCTCGTCTGGTGGCTGCGTATGGGTTTTCACCATGCTTAACGGGCTTCGTATCACTATATGGGACTAAGGTTGCTATTCCTCGAATAAGAACATCAAGCCTTAACTTCACCGCCAAGTTAAATGCTTGTGCGCTGTTGTCCAATGGATTCCATGCAACGATAGAAAACCATCCGGCTTCATCATTCGGCATCGCCCAGCAATTTAATGCTTCATCCCATTCAATTTCAATGTCAGCCGCCTTTGCAGCCAGTTCTAGCAGTTCTTTATCTGTCATAGTCTGCATCCAATTCTTCTTCTATTGTTTCAATGCGTTGCTCCAATTCATAGACCCTTTGAGCCAATGCAATTACGAGCAACTCCAAAAATTCTTCGTTTAGTATTTTCATAGAGACAAAAAAACGGGACCGCCGTTAAGCAGCCCCGTCTTTTGCTTGATGTTAAAACATCTCGTCTTCTTCAACAGCCTGAGCCATTGCAGACTTCGGTGCTGGCGCTGCTTGTGCAACTGCACCTGATGCCGTGAACTCTTGTTCACCGTCATCTTGTGCTGGTGATGAGTCCATGCCAGCAGGACGCTCAATCCAGCTCACGATGTTGAAGGCTGGTACACGGGTTGTGCCTTTACCAATCTTCTCCAACTTCGCGCCTGTGTACTCAATCACTGGCAACTTACCAGCGTTGGCTGCGCGTTGTGCTGACACTGCGTTGTAGAGTGCTTCAAGTCCCATGTTGGGACCGACACCATTACTAGACCACTCAACTAAGCCCATCTCTTTGTTGTAGAACTTCACAAGAAAACCGCGCTTGTGGTCTGGTGAAGGCTGCTTGCCCTTCTGACCTAACGCTGCATCAGGCAACCATTCGCGCTGACCAGTAACGAGCAACAGCCAACCTGTTTGCACGTTGTCGCAATCGAACACGACCTTCTTGAGTTGGATTTCGCCTTCGCTGTTTGTCCATGCGTTGGCTTGTGGAGAGAAGCGGATGTAGTTACCACCGCCAGATGAGGATGAGAGATTAAGCATTTGCTTTTTGCCTTTCAGAGTTATGAGTCAAACGACTCGGGGGTTTGGATTATTGCGCAAGTCCAACAGCTCTTGCAAGCGTCAGACCAGAAGATTCTTTTTTCGTGATGTCGTCTAACAATGCTTTGTCGTCTTTCGACAACAACTTACTGGCTTCTGACGGACTGATGATTGATTGAACATAAATCTGTTTCGTGGTGAGTCCAGCTTGCAGCAGTGCCTCGTAAGCCTTGTCCTCATCAATCCATTTGCGTAACGCGCGTTTGGGTTGCATCTGCCAGCCACGAATGATTGCGCCGCCTTCTAGACGCTCTGTCGCGTACTTTCGCAATGCTTTGATGTAGTCCTCCACCACGTCAACCTTTGCAAGCATTGCTGCGAGTTCATCTTCTGTCATGGTGTACATCGCTGGCTGCGCTGCCACTTCGTTAAAGTTCTCAACGTGCGCAGGGCAAGTTGCTTTGGCTGGACACCACTGACACGCCTTCTCTGATGGTGTTGGTGTTGTTGAACCTTCAGCGATTGCCACCAATGCTGGTGTGAGATTCTTTGCAGCCCACTCGTTAAGTTCCTTAAAGGTCATCTTGTGAGTGCGTGGCTCACCGTGATGCGGCTGAATGATTGCCAGCTCGATGTTGCGGAATTCTTCCTTGAGTGAGCGCATCGCACCGATGGCGTAAATCTTCATCTGGTCAGAGTCAGCGTCAACGTAACCGCGACCTGTCTTTAAGTCAGCGATCACTAACGTGTCCTTTTCTACGCTGTACGCGAGAACGTCAGCAGTGCCACCAAGATCAAGTTTGCTTGACTCGTATGCAGTGACGTACTGCTCGACCTTTAACGTGCCGAGACGAAGCTCTAAATCTCTGATGTGATTGACGTGCTGCTGCGCGAAGTCAGCGTTGTCTGCTGTAATGGTGATGCCTTCAACTTCCTTGCCGATAAAGTCGATTGGTGACACGCCTGTCAGGATGCAAGTCTCAGCGACAGCGTGAATCGCTGTACCGATCTGCGCGGCTTCTCCTGCTGGTGTGTTTGGTATGCCTTCGCACAACTTGACAGATGCAGGGCAGTTAATCCAGCGTGATGCTGCTGATGGTCTTAGTTTTATTTTCATGGTTTCACTTTCTGTTGTATGAATTTATTTGTTCTTCGTGTTCGTGGCTAAACAAGTTGTATATCTGCGCCCTGATCTCCTGCGGAACTGTCCAGCCATGCAACTCAGGGTCAAGCAATTGACGCATGATCTCGTTGCGATCTCTTAACTGGTTCTGCGCCTTCATCAGCTCAGAGCCAAGCCAGACAATGTGTTCGCGCATCACTTCTGTTTCTGATTTGTTGTCATTCATTTCAATCCCCTTGATTCCCATGCTTCTACATCAATAAATTCTGTAAGGCGAGTAAGTTGCATCTGATCTGCTTCCCACATTGCATTTGCCCAATAAAACAGATACAACCAAAGCTGCAAATCACAATCTTTACCCTTGCTGCACAGCTTGTGAAACTCTTTAGCACTCAGCAAATGCGAAATTTGATACTGACGTAGGCTGTAATATGAGCGCAGCTCTTGAAGTGTCATGCTTCACCTCTTGATATGCTTCGCGCTCGGATTGCTTGCGCTGCCTTCTGTGCACTTGCGGCACGATACGGCTGCTCATCACACAACTTTGCACACGCCTCACGCTCGGCTAAAACTGCGGTATCTAGTTCTTTATACCATCGGTCAAAGATAGCTACGTTTTTCAGTTTCTCACGCTCTTTAGCTGCTACCAGTTTGGCAAAGGCTTCAAATTCCTCAATTAAGCCGCCTTCAACAAGACCATACATTCCAACCTGTCTAGCCATCTCAATGATTTCATCTTGTTTCATAACTTGCTTCTCCTTTTTCTTAGCTTTGATTCATTCTTTGCTTCAGCAATAAGCGTTCTTACATCATCTGGCACATCTTCACCACTGCGCAACTTAAAAGATAAAGCCGCAATTCGTCTAACAACATCTGTTGGTACATCTCGCAAAACGTACCAGCGTCCTCTCTTTATGCGCCATAAAGCCTTGATGGTATGAATCCACCATCTCACAACTTGCTCCCGTAGTAAGCCATCATGGTTGCATCAGCTCTGCCACTGTCTTTGACACGGGCGAATTGCTTTTGGTCATCTGGATGGAGTTCCATGCAGCGGTGACGGATTGCATCCTTGCCTTTGCCGCATTGCGTTGCCTTCATCCACGTTTGTGGTGTGACATATGTGATTGGCACTGACAGGGCTGACAGTGCGCCTTCAATGATTCCAGCAGCACGTCCAAACGCAAACATTGATGTCACGCCTTGGTTTGGCATGGCGCCGACCTTCTCCACAATTGCGTGAGTTGGATTCAATTCTTTGATGGCAGCAGCTACACCTTGCGCAGAGATGTGGTTCTTTTTCTTGCCACCGCGAATGACCTCAACGCAAGGCATATCAATGACGCGCTCAAACTTCCCGTCAACGTACAGCGAGAACGCGCCAGCAGCGCCGATGTCAACGCCAATGACGCGAATCATGCTGATTCCTTGGTGAGCGTGTCAATGCGCGTTGCAATGAGCCTGTTGAGTGCTTGTTTGAGCTTGTCCACGGATGACACCAATGGAACTGTCTTGCCTGAAATCCAACGAGAGACTTGGGCTTGGTCAAGACCAGCCTCACGGCTAACCTCTGCCATGTTGAAGCCAGCAGCCGCAGCTCGTTGCTTGATGTCTGTGATGTATGTAGATGTGTTCATGTGCAGTATGTTAACATGAACTTGACTATGTAATCACATAGGCAAAAAGATGGGTGACAGCGAACCGCCACCCATTGAAGGCAACTGCGCAGAGGAGAGCCACGCAGCCAAGGCTGGAGAAACCGACCAGCCGAGTAGGATTTTAGGGATTTGTTGCTCAGATGTAACACTTCTGCAAATAGTTTGAATAAAGTGCTTGATGACTAGTAAATCAAGTGTGCTATGATTCAGTCATCAACTTAGCTAATAGGAGCAAACGAAATGAGAGTCACACATCTTCACAAATCTGGTTCAGGAATGGCAAGCAAAACAGCTTGTGGTCGTAGCGTATTGCGCACACCATTCTCAGTTGATTGGCAAGCATTTAAAGAAGAACAAATCCAATACCGTTGCATCAAATGCGTTAATAGCAAACAAGTTGAAGTCAACACACGCAGCGATGCAAAGAAACAAATCAGTAACTAAGGAGAACCATATGAAACTCAACAACACAACCCGCACCTATCCACGCACCATGCAAGATGCTTTCCCAAATACTTACTACGCAGAACAGACACGCCAGACGTGGGAGTGGATGGAAGGCCACAAGTCTGACGTTGAAGCGCAAGCAGAGTTCTGGGTGTACATCACCATTGCCTTTGCTGCTGGTTTCTTGGTTTGTCATCTGTTTGCGTAATGCTTTTTGAGGAAGAACAATTTATGTCCGAGCAACTACAAAACGACATTGACGACATCGTGACCGACTTCATCCGCAGAGCTGGTGGCAAGGTCGGTGTGATTCGTCCTGATGAGCTGGCCTCCATGATTCGTGAAGCAGCCAACCGTGGCGCAATGGCTGGATGGCTTGGTGGCGTGAAGCAGGAGCGCCAGCACTCGCGCAGTAAACAAATGCAGGAGCAGAAATGAGTGAACGTGAATTCTTTGAATACTTGAATGGATTTCTTTTTGTTCTTATTCTTGTGTTTGCTGGAGTGTTTGGTGGATATTTGTATAGCAAGGAAGATAAATGAAAAACCGCATACAAGCATTGATGATGGCACGTGAGCTTGAGTCTTATCAAGCCGTAGGTACAGCAAAGATTGCAAACGTCATTTGCAGTCTGGTGACAGAGCTTGAGCTGGCAGAGCAGGAGCTTGAATCACTGCGCGAAACCGTCAGGCAAATGGAGATTGACTTGCTGGAGCAAAAGCAGTGAGCAAACCTCGAAAGAAGTACAAGCCCAAAGGCGTTCGCCTTGACGCTATTCAATGGGTCATCAATGGCTTTAGGAACATCAGCGAGACGGGTGACGCTGTGCTGCACTTGAAGATCAAGAACCATGAGTCATTGGAGTGTCTGCGCAAGGGCGAAGCCACGCGCATGGACATTGACGCAATCATCAGCGCGTTCAATATGGCTGAAGCACTGGCAAGGATGCAGATTGGTGATGACTACTCAGCAGAGATTAAGGCAGGGCAGGATGCTTTGCTTGACGCTGCCAAGCGTGGCGTGAACCGTGATGACAGGTTTATCTTGAAGGCTGCTGAGTTGTCTGCAATTAACTTGGTGATGGAAATCCATGACGCGCAGCTCGAGATCACCACCATTGGTGAACTTGAGAAAGCAATGGACATAGTGGCAAAAGAGATCAGGATGCGCAAGGCGCGTCCAGTATTGGAGAAGACATGATTGACGAAGATGATGATGACTACGTTTGCCCGACTTGTCGCGGCTCAGGCGAAGGAATGTATGACGGTTCAACTTGCTACAAGTGCAAGGGAACTGGCGGTTATCCAAAACAATACAGGGATAACGACTATGACTAACTGGCCCTTCCCACCTTATCCACCAGTACCGTGGACAACAGCACAAGAACAAGCGTACCAACAAGCGCAACGCGCACAACTGCCAGAAAGCCCAATGTAATGACACCGAAATGGATGTGCAAAAACTGTGGAGCAATCATTGGATATTTGGGTTGGTTTTTTACAAAACTAAGAATTCCTTTGATTGAGCATAAATGTAAGGACATGAAATGAGTAAAGAAGCAATTAAGATGGCGCTTGAGGCGTTGAATAAATTAACCGATGCTGCTGAAGGTTTTAGTGTTAGTGGCGTTTATTTTAATGAAGGCGTATGGGAGAAAGAGTGTTTAAACACTTCATATGCTGCCATCAAAGCCCTAGAAGAAGCACTATCCAAGCAAGAGCAGGGTGAGCCTGTGGCGTGGATGCGTCAAGATGGTCAAAGGGTGACGACTGCTAGCGATAGGCACAACTATCCTGATTATGAAACTCGGTATTCGATTCCTCTTTACACCACACCACAACAACGCAAGCCGCTGACGGATGAGGAAATTGAGAAATGCTACGAAACAACAGGGCATTACCAAACACTACGGCCTCAGGATGGGTTTGCTGTGTTTGCACTTGCCAGAGCAATCGAAGCCGCCCACGGCATTAAGGAGTAAGACATGATAATTAAAGAGATTATTCAAAAACTTCATACAACTATGGTTGACGCAAGAGGCCAAGAATCTCATTTTGAATCATGGTTAACTCAGAATGAGGGAATTTGTGATGCGATTGATATGCTGAAAGAACTAGCCAAGCAAGAGCAGGGTGATCCTGTGGCGTGGATGAAGCCACATGCTTTATGCGACAGGTCTTGTATGTATGTGTGTACAGAAGGGTTTACTAAGTTTCCTGAGTGCGCCACCACACAACAACAACGCACATGGGTTGGGCTGAGTTATGAAGAAGCCGAAGAAATTTACAGTTGTATTCATGGATACGATGCACCAAAAAGAATTTCAGAAGCCATTGAAGCCAAACTCAAGGAGAAGAACACATGACAGACTTATCAGTTGAAGACATCTCCAACATTGCGCTGCTGTGCTTTGTCCTTGGCGTTGGATTTATTACATTTGTGGCAGTATCTCTGCTGTACCTTGCATCTCTCTTTTTAATGGAATCTATCAATGACAGAAATTATTAATTGTTTCCATCCTGATTTTGTCAAGACACACATGAAGGAATTTATTGCCAGCATCAAGGTGCAAAACAGGCACAAGATGTCTTCTCACACGATGGCTGAGTACACGGACGAGATACGCAAGACAAGCCCAACGCATGGGACAATTCATCACCTCACCAAGCCATTGCACGTCAACCGAGCGCCTCAAAAGATGAAGCCTCGCGTGAAAGCAAAGGACATGACGATGGCTGACGTCATGGACGAGCTGGCAGAGATGAAGCAAAAGAAGTTGTCCGCCAAGCAGCGCGTTGATCTGGCTCCAAAAGAGTTCAAGATTTACAGCCGAGCTGGTACAGCAAACGTCACACCAAAGGGAAAGAAAAAATGAGTTACGCACATACAGAAATGAACGTCATTGTTTGGGGAACCAAGCGCGGCATTATCCAAAACAGTACGCCATTGGCGCAAGCCAATAAGACGCAAGAAGAAGTCAACGAGCTGTTCCAAGCAATCCACAGCAAAGACAAGGCTGCAATGGCTGACGCTTATGGCGACATCATGGTCACGCTTGTGATGGGCGCTGCCATCGCTGATCTAGACCTGCAAACTTGCTTCGAGCTGGCGTATCAAGAGATCAAGGACCGCACTGGTTCTTTGAACGCTGATGGCCTTTGGGTGAAGGATGGTGAGTGATGGGTAAAGGGTCAACACGCCGCCAACCTCAAGTTGACGATCAAACATTAACGTCCAACTGGGATGCAATCTTCAAAAAGAAAGAGCCAGAACAATTCAAGTTGTGTCCTGACTGCAATCATCCGTTGCATAAGGACTTGATTCATACATGCTCACCACAAGTGAAGGAAGCCAAATGACAGACATCAATGAAACATTGGCGCAGCGCCAAGAAACGCATGGAGATTTTGAAGGCCATGCTGACATCTCGCAAAGATTAAAAGCTATCTTGCGAGTTTATGAAGCAGAGCGTGGTTGTGATTTAGATCAAGATCAACGTGAGGCTTTAGAGATGATTTGCCACAAGATTGCTCGTATCTTGAATGGCAATCCTGATGTGCATGACCATTGGCATGACATTGCTGGATATGCAACTTTGGTGGCTAACAGACTCAAATGAAGTCAGTCCAGCGTCCTCGCATCATTCGCGCCATCATGGATGAACCATTCACGGCTGTGGAGCTGGCTGGCATTGTCCACTGCCATGTCCGTACATCAAGGATGATTGTTGCCAAGCTCTACCGCGAAGGCAAGGTATTCATTCAAGAGTGGCGCAGGGTTGAGTACAACTCAATCCCTGCTGCTGCTTACCGTTACGGCATTGGTGTGGACGCGAAGAAGCCAAGGCCAATGACTCAGGCAGAGCGTGGACGTAAGCTGCGAGAGACAGAGGACGTTGAGCGTAAAGCCTTCAGGCTTGCGCGTCAGCGTCAGCTAAGAAGGAAAGTCAAACGCGACCCGTTAGTGGCTGCGTTTTTTGGGGCTGTGAAATGATTGATAAATTTATTGATGCTTGGTTCACGGGACGCTTTTTGAAGCATCCTGTTTTTACCTTGATTGTTGGTTTTGTTCTTGGAGTTTTACTTTCCAAGTAAACCACCAAGTGTTGTTTGATTTTCTTCTTGACCAAACAATCCAGACCCCAATGGCAATGCAGGAGCTGCTGCAAACATTTCAGGACCAAACTTCTTGAACAGCTCTTTGCGTTCTTCTGGCGTTGAGTAGTAATACAAGTCTTGCAAGCCTTGATTCCTCAAATAATCAATTGATTGCTGTGGAGCGTTTGCTGGCAAAATTGCACCTTTGAACTCGCCAACTTGGACAGCGCGTTGAGGCTTGATCTCAAAGTATTCTGTTGGCATTTCACGCAGTTTGTTCATAAATACTTGAACATCAGCCTTCAGTGACTCTGGAACATCTTTGTAAATCTTGTCTAACAAGTTCACGTTTCTTGTTTGACCAATCTCATACAAAGCATCTGGTGCGTCATAACGATAGCCAGACAATCCTTCAAGTTTTCCAAGTCGTTCTGTCAAATCTCCAAACGCACTGTCAATTTGCTTTTTAATTGGTTCAAATTTTTCAGGTGTAACAATGCTTTCACGGGACGCTTTAACTTGATTCAAGTTTTTGAACTTAGGTGTCGCAACTGCTCTTATATTTCCAACGCCATACATAAAGCCTTCAGAGCCAGCACCACCCTTCATTTCTTTTACAAGATTATCAAGTGTTGCTGGCGCGTAACGTCTGTTGCCAGAATATGTGTATCCCTTAAAAATACGCTCTTTAATGTCTACACCAGCATCAGGCAATCGCTTGTTGAAGTCGTTAAGCCAATCTCCATATTCAGCTTTTAGGTTGTAAACGCCATCGCTAAGTGCTTGGTTGTATTTCCAACCATCATCAAAGTCTTTCCTGTCTGGTAAAGCTCCTTTTTCTTTTAGGAACTTTGCCATCATTGGCTTTGAATATTGACGGTCTTCCCAATTCTGAGCAAGTCTTGTCAATTCGTAATCACCACCAACATCATCAGCAACATCTGCAAACATACCTTGCAGCTTCTTGGCTGACTTTGAATCCATTTGATAATCAATCTTTGGAGCGCGAGCTGTGTAAGCGTCAAATCCATAAACAGGATTTTTAGCTGATGGTATAGCCATCTCCTTTGGTCCAATCAAAGAGATGTCGCCAAAGTTAAGCATTGGATTGTCTACGTTAGAAACTGCGATTGATGGTACTGGCATACCGCCAACTTGCTCAACACGCGCCAATTTCTGTGGGCTAATGTTGTGATGAACAATCATCTCTTGACCAGCAGGAACACCAGATACAAATGATTCACGCGATGGCGCAAGCAGTCCACCAATGTCATCAACTGGCTTAATGCTTAATCCAACTGGCATATTCTTCACAGCCTTGGCTAGTTCAATCGGCCCACGTGGATTCATTGCCGCCCCAAGCTGCTCCATGCCAGCAGTCTCCATGCGTGGATTTGACACACGGGGAATGTTGGACAGAATCTGCTCTGTTGTTGGTGCTGCTGGCGCTGACTGCAACAGGCTTTGCACACCCTGTGGCAGACGTGGTGTCACATACTGACGCGCCAATGCGTTGATGTCACCAAGCAAACCAACTGGCGCAACAGCAAAACCACGACCAAGAGACTCTGCGTTGCTCAAAGAGCCACGAAAGGCATCCATCAAAAGAGAGTTTGAGTACGGGTTTTGCGTTGCCATGATTTATTGTCCACCTTGAGGAAATGCCAAGTTGCTACCAATCTGTCCACCAGTGTAGCCACCGTAACCAGCAGCCGCAGCGCGTGATGCGTTCAGCTTGCGCATTGTCTCGTTCAAGTCAAGCAGCTTTTGCTGTTCGCGTGAAAGCAGGATGCGACCAATCTCGTTGCGCACTGGCTCTGGTGTTTGAACCTTACTCATCAAGGATGAACCAGCAGAAACCATTGCTGGCAAATTACCAGTACCAGCAGCCTGAACACCTTGCATCAATGGTGCAACATCCAAGTCAGCAGCACCAGCCAAACGTGCAGCAGTCTGAGAGCCACGACCAGCAGACTCCATGCCCTTCAATCGAGCTTCACGCGCAACATCAGCAGCAAACTTGCGGTAGTCATTGCCAAATATTTCACGCACACGGTCTTGCGTTGCTGGCTCTTTCCACATCTTCAGCAAAGACGTTTGACCAGCCTCTGTGCCTGTCTTTTGACGTAAGGCTTGCAAAGCGCCAATGCGGTAGGCATCAATTTCTGCTGGCGTGAAACCTTTGGTCAACTGCTTGATGTCCATGATGTCACCTGTCAAAGCCTTGCGACCAGCTTCAGCAGCGTCCATCATTTGAGAAGGACCAGCCCAAGTCTTCATGGCTTGCGTGTAAGCAGATTGACCACCAACCTTTGGTGACTTCTGCTCAAGCAAACTGACAAGGCTTATACGCACGTCATCGTATGCGTTGGCTTGCTGACCGCTGCCAGCGCGTTTCAGCGTTTGAGCTGAGTCGTACAAGGATTGCTTCAAGGTGTCCAGCACGTTCATTGGAACTTGCTCACCAACCTTCAGTTTGGACAAGTCAAGGGTCTGGCCTGTCTTCGTTTCAAACAACAACTCAGCAGCGCCTTGAGCGCGTTTAGAACGGTTCAACACGTCCATCAGTTGGTTGTCAACTGTGATGACGGCCTTGTCAATCACGTCATAAAAAGGACGTGAAGCAGTTTGACGTTGTGCCGCAAACTGCTCAATGCTTCCAAGGAAGTCAGCGCCTTGTGTTCCGAGTGCAGTATCAGCAGCGCCCATCAAGCGACCAGCACGACCAGCTTGACGCTCACGGATGGCGCGTTCCAATGTTTGTTTAGTCTCACCAGAAAGCGTTGCAACAGTGTCCAACAACTGGCGTGTGTTAGCACCACCAACGTCAGCAATACGGGCTTCAGCACCGAGCTTGCCCATCCGAGCCTGAGACATACCCAACGCGCTAGACAGCAAGTCTGGTGGCGTATCGCGCAGCAATGCTTCAGCGACCTTCTGTTCGGCGTACTTAGTTGCAGCTTTGTCAGATACACGACCAGTAACTTGACGACCAGCAGCGCCAAGAACAGACATAACGGGCTGAGTTGCTGCACCTAGTCCAGCACTGACAACACCAGACTTTAAAACGTCTTTTGTAATGTCGCCAATTGACTCAGCCTCGGTTGAACCGAGTCCACCAACAAGTCCATATCCAAGACCTGATGCGCCAGCCTGTGCAACGCGCTGACCCATTCCCATAACCTGACCAGCAGCAGGTGCAGCAGTTAGGTATTGCCCAGCTTTAGCGACTATTGGTGCAACGTAAGGCTCTGCCATCTTGCCAGCAGCCTGAACACCTCGGCTCACGCCTTGTGTTGCCATCAATGGCAAAGAGGCTGCTGCTTGTAGGCCAGCAGAAGTCCAAGGACTTTCTTTCCCATAAGACTCAGCAGCGCCACGGGCAACATCACGATACTTTGCGTATTGCTCTGCCAGTGGCTTACCTGTTTTAATTGCGCCAATTGGTGCAAGCACAGCGCCAGCCAGCTCATCCATGAATCCGAATGTTGGGCCTTGCATTGCGTTGACCAACGCACGTTGTGACTCAGGCAGCTTTGCGCCAGCCTCGTATGCTGGTGACTTCCGTTCCGCTAAGAACTTCAAGATTTCATTTGGCTGATATTGATTCTTTAACGCATCATTTACTTGAGCGCCAACAGTAGGCATCTGAGCCAAGAACTGGACGATCTCATCGTCACCGTAGCCAGCTTTACGAGCATCAGAGATTTTGCTTTTTAGATCGTCCATGATCTATTCCTTACTGTTGTGGCTGTGTGCCGAAGATTGCGCCCAATGGCTTGCGTTGTTGACCAGCAGCATTAATAGAACCTGAGTTTTTGATGACTGATGGAATAGTTGCTGGCGCTCCAAGAGCTTTGTTTGGGTCAAGGTTGTACTTGGACGCGAAATCAACATATTCATTGCGTTTTGCGTTGTAAGTCTGACCAGCAGCCGCAAACAATTCATTTGCAAGGTTTTGGAAGTCTTGACGTTGTGTCGGTGTGAGCTTTGTACCTTGAGTCCAGTTTGTCACATAGTTCTGCAACCTATCCATCTTTCCAGTTGCAGCCATAGAGATGCCAAGTTCAGATTCGCGCACCACCGAGCCAGGGTCGAGCAACTTCATAATCTTCGTGGCAGCAGCAACATCACCAATTGGATTTTCTTGCTTGAGTGAGGATTGAACTTGCTTAAACGCCGACTGCATATCGCTGAAGTCTTTGTAAATTGGCTCATTTGAGAACATCTTTTTCAAGTTCACTTCGTTCTCAAAACCTTTTTGACCTTCACCCATATTGACGGTGACAGCACCAGCTCTACGAACAGACATAATGTTTGCCATTGTCACTGGCATACCAGCGGCCTTCAACAAACGGATTTCAGTTGGACTCGCTTCAGGAGAACTGACAGCAGTTACTTGACCAGTACGAGTGTTTTGTTGATAGGTTCCATCTGATGACAAGCCCATTGCAGTGGCTTGTGCTGGAGTAAGAATGTTAAAGCTGTCACGCTTCAATTCTTCTTTCATAATCTCAGGAATCATTGTCTTTGGCGAAAAAGCAGCCAATGCACGTTGCTCTGGTGTTAGACGTGAAAACAAACCACCGACACCAGCAGGTTGGGCAACAGGTGTTGGAGTAGGAAATGAAGTAGGTGTTGGGACTGTGTAAGTTCCTTCGCCAAGCATTGTGTTTGGCGCAGCGCCACGACCACCAAGATCAGTTCCGCTGACAGGTTCAGTTTGTACTTCTGGCGTTGGCGCGGCTGCTTGCACTGCTGGACCACCACCAAGCAAATATTGCTGCAATTGCTTTTCGCGTTGCGCCTCATCTAACTTTTGTCGCACCAGCATGTTTTGCAAAGAACCCTGCTGTGCTTGCGTATATCCTTGCTGACCAGCCATCAAAGCATTGCCAAGAGCTTGACCAATATTGATCTCTTGTCCAACTGGACGCTTACCACTAGCAGAAAGCAAAGCAGCAGATGCAGCCAACATGCCTTGTTGCTGCATTGCTTGCTGTTGAGCTTGTGTCAAATAATCTTCAAGGCCGCTACCGCCTTGACCAAAAAGCAAACCGCCGAAGTCTTGCATTGTTGCCATGATTTACCCCATTAAGCCTTGAATACCGTACATCTTCATGATGTCTTGATAGGACATATTGCGTCCCATTGGAATGTTGTTTTGCATCATTGGCGCTGCTTTAGGCTGTCCAGCAGCAAGCATTTGAGATGACATCATCAATGGAAGACGCCCAGCCATCATTGCTCCACCAGATGAATCAACCTGACTCATGTCAGCCATTGATGAACCGTAAGGTGTTTGCGTTTGCGATGGAATTGCTTGCTGCATCCAATCTGGCATGGTGTTCGTTTGAGAAACACCATATGGTGATTGCTGACCAAGATAATTGTTTAGCCAAGATGGTGTCATGTTTTACCCCAACAATCCAGAACCAAGCAAAGCAGCGCCGCCAATATACAAAGGATTAGTTACGCCAAGAGCAGCAGCCATACCAGCGCCACCCAAAGCGCCAGCGCCATAGTTCTGTGTTGTTGGCGTTGATGCGGTCATGCCAAGGTTAGCTGGCTGCGCAGACATTGCAGACTGCTGAATTGCCAACTGCTCCAATGGCAGGTTGCGTTGTGCATCCAAACGAGCTTGGTCAAGCATTTGACGTTGCTGCTCTGCCGTCATTACAAGGCCAAGACCTTGCAAGTTAGCAGTACGAGCGCCCATTGCATTGGCAACAGCGTTCTGATAACCAGTATTGCGTAAATTTGCAGCAGTGCTTGCGCCTGTACGCAAAGCAGCTTCGTTGGTTCCAGCCTCAACAACACCTTGACGTGAACCGCCAAAGGCTTTTGCCATTGTTGCTTGACCAGCATTACCAACTTGTTGAATTTGACGTTGACGCTCAATGTCAGCCAATGCAGAGTTGACAACTTCATCTTGGTAAGGATTCATCCATTGGCTCACATCAGATGGATTAAACCCACCAAGGCCAATGTTGCTCAGTTGAGTCGATGCAAGGTTATATGTTGCAGTTGGGTCTGCGTAGGCTTTAACACCAAGGCCACCAGCAGTTGACTTGGCAGAAGCCAAGTTATCCAGATAAGCCTGTTTAATTTGTGGGTCAACAGATTGAGTCTGTTGCTGTGAACCGCCTTTAGACATTTACAACTCCTTTGAAAGTACAGACCATTTTGGCTCGTACCCTCTTTCCTTTAAAAAACTCTTTTGCCAACCTTTGCGTCCAGCAAGAGAGACTCGCGTACATCCAAGACTCTTGCCCCAAGCCGCAATAAGTGGCTCCATAAGGCTGATTTCGTCTAGGTCGCCGCCAGCAAGGAAGAAGTGCAAATCCTTGAGTCGCGGGTAGACAACGATCTCAGTGATGATGATGGAATTCTCACCTTCCCAACACTGAAAAT